GTAATCAATTTGGTACGGCATCTGATTTCCATACGGATTCAGTGTATCGATCATTGATTGCCGAGTTCCCCGGTGTAGCCGTTGATGCGATTTGGTTTGTACATGATGCCCCGCGTGGACCCGGTACAGCCGATGCCTATGTGTTGTTTGATTTTGCGTCACCGGTGACTAGCTATTTAGCCGATATTAATGGCTTTATTACGGATGATGGCCACCACGGTCATGGTGATGATTTGCAGGTGCTGCAAATGCCAGAACAAACCCAAACATTAACGGTTACGGTGTGGCATGAAGACTTTTTGTCGGTGGCAGATATAAGAACATTACAAGCGAATGTTGATACGTTTATTAAGGCGGGATTTCGTGAAAATGTCAGTTATTCACCGATGCTAACCTTGCCTTATGCGCGTTTTAGTTTTTCTAAATTAGCCCAAGAAATACACCGCGAATTTAGTAGTGTGCACAGTGTTGATTTTAGCTTGGCTGATATTGTGTCGGGGTTATGGGTACCGCGATTGACATCATTAACCGTAACGATGCAGGCGACAGAATAATGATAGACATTAAACTCCCGTTTTGGCTAAGTGCGCAGCAAACCGCCGCACTCATTACCGCTGCTAAATCGTGGTGGCAACGTGCAGAAGATTGGGTGCGGTGGCCATTAAGCCAGCTTGATCCGATTACTGCCACGATGGGCATCGTTGATTTATTAGCCTGGCAACGTGATATTGAACGCTTTGATACTGAGCCAGAAACCTTGTATAGAAAACGGGTTAAGTTTGCCTTGATTAATGCTGAAGATGCAGGATCAAAGGCGGGGTTTACTCGTATTTTTGAACGGTTGGGCATTGGTTATTTAGAGATTGAAGAACGGGTTGATCCGGTGGATTGGGATGTGATTTTGTTGCACGTTTCTGATTCTCAAATCGGACAAAACCAAGAATTGATCGGGCGAATTATTTACAAATACGGGCGTACATGTCGACGGTATCAACTGACCATCATCACCCCGATAACCATCAATACACCGTGTTTATCAAACGGTGTTTCTTATTCTTACGATGTAGCGAGTTTATAACATGGCCTTTATCACCATCGATGGCGAAAACAAGATCGCCCTGCAGCAAGGCAATAGTCTGATTTTGAACGTTAGTCACTTTGTATTAGCCAATATTGCTGGCTTGGGTGCGGAACCTGTTGACCGTATTGAAGCCATGCCCGCTCCGGCTGATATTGTTGATACCCGCGTGGTGACTAAATCAGGTTATGTGAATACCAATCAAGTGGTGTATTCGCTAACACTGGACAGCACGGTAGGCGATTATGACTTTAATTGGGTCGGTCTGAAAGATGCCGATGGGGTATTGATTGCCGTTGTTTATCTTGCTGACCCCATATCTAAAATAGCCAGCAATGGTGCCACCGAGGGTAATAACTTGGCGCGTAACTTCTTGTTGCATTATTCCGGTATTCAAGCCACCACGGCGATTAATGCACCAGCGGATACATGGCAAATTGATTTCACTACGCGATTATTGCAAATAGATGAACGTGAGCGATTGAGCAACCTTGATATTTATGGCCATGAAGCCTTTTTTAGTGGTGGTTTTGATGTCACGTTGAACGCAGGAACGCTATTTAATGTGTCGGCCGGTGTGGCGTATGTCGGTGGTGTGCGGTGTGAATTTGCTGCCACTCAAGTATTTGATGTGGGTGCTTTGCCTAATTCAATATGGCTTGATGCCAGCTTGCAAGGTGATTTAACGGGTAAAGAGGCCATTGTGATCTTGGTGGCTGATGCTGGCACCTTGATTGATTACATCGATGGCAATGGTGTTGAGCATTATGTGGCAAAAATTTGTGATATTACCGGCGGTAGTGCAATAACAGACACCAAAGTGATCACTAATTTAGTGGATGATCATGAAGGTAAGTCAGACCCACATACGCAGTATTTACGGAAAGATGACGTGGTGACGCAAGCTGCAGCTGAGGCTGGGATATCAACCATTGTTAGAGCTTGGACAGCACAACGCGTTAAACAAGCGATTGTTACCTTGGCTTCGGTAGCTGGAGCAACTGAAACGGTGGCGGGTAAGGCTGAAATAGCTACGCAGGACGAAACGGAAGCAGGGAGTGATGATACTCGGATTGTTACTCCCAAGAAGTTGCGGTGGGGGTTTTCTTCATTATTTGCTGATAATGGCTATATCGTTTTCCCTGATTGGCTTGGCGGGTTCATTATCCAGTGGATAAAGTATTCAGTAGCTAATTCAAATACGTTATATACGCTATCACTGCCGATACCTTTTGTTAATAATTTTATATTTACATCGGCAAGTCACCATCAAACAGGAGCGAATGCATATCTAGCAACAACTGCAGTAGTTTCGCTATCGCAGGTAAATTTACGCGTGACAACCTCATCTCCCGGATCATTTGGTTGCTTTATTATTGCGCTAGGGAACTAATAATGAAAAAAATAACACTAAAACAAAACGATACTTTTGAGCATCAATGGATTGCCGGATTACATAAAATGCCAGCCGAAGCTATTGATGTCACTGATGCTGTATTTATGCAGTTATCACAAAATCCACAGTCAAAAAAATACGATCCAGTGACAAAAATAGTCAGTGATTATGTGCCACCCTTTAATTTGACCAATACTATTAATGCCAAAATGGGTGAAATAAACACCGCCGCATCAGCTGCATTAGCATCAATCACCAATCAATACACCCGCATGGAAATAGATAGTTGGCCAACACAAGAAGCTGAAGCTCTGACATGGCAAGCTGATAATACGGCCATTACACCGTTATTAGATGGCATGGTGGCGAATCGGGCGGGCATGGATAAACCCACATTAGTGGCTAAAGTATTAGGTAATGCGGCTGTGTTTAAGGCTATATCGGGTGCGGTGATTGGTAAAAAACAAGGGTATGAAGATCAAGTGGCAGCACTAGCACCTACCGCCACCCAAACCGACATCGACTCGATTGTGGTGGCATTTTAAATGGCTTGCCTATGCACCCAACCACGTTGGGCAGATTTAACAGCCACCGAACAAGTCGAGTTTGGTAATGGCTGTGGCCCTTCGTTTTTCCCTGCTTGGCTGATTGCGTTGCTGTTCGGCTGGTTCTTTGAAACCAGTTGTCGTCGGCATGATTTTGCTTATGCCAGAGGCGGCTCAAAAGCGGATCGTAAAAAGGTTGATCAGGGTTTTTATAAGGCGATGTTGCGTGATGCCGTTAGGCTTGATGATAACGGTGAACTTGTTAAAGCTATTGTGGCCATTTTGATGGCTAGGCTTTTTTATGTGTTGGTACGTGGCTTTGGTTGGTTACTGTTTAACTATGGCCCGTATCGGTCTTTAGCTGAATTATTGCCGGTGGCACATTAATCATGTCGTGGTCACCATTAATCCTTGCTGACCCTGTTTCTGATGCGTCGGCATTAGGCCAAAATATAGTGATGTTTACGGTATCGCCTTGGACATCGGGCGTTAAGGAAGGCTCAGGTAATAACACCTGGTTAAGTTTTCCGAATGCGGTTGAAGCGGTAGCCAATAAAGTCGATACCACACAAGCGGTGTTTGCCATTGCGATTACGGCAGCGAGTTTGACTGATTTAGCCATACAGGCAGGTGACTTGGCTCAAGTATTCCCCATTAAACAGTTAAACCAGTGGCAAGGCCATGCTGAAAAATTAGCGGTATTAGAGGTTGATAAGTTTGATTTAATCGATCTGGTACCGGATTCAAATTCAATGGCATTGAATGCGGTGAGCACTGTCCGGACACAAATGGAAAAGGCGATAAGCCAAGCGACATTGAGTGAGGCTAATGCATTATCCAGTGCTGATCCATTATCCAATTTAAGTAGTTTTCAGTCTGATAAAACAGCTCATGATGCTTCGGTTAATGTAGCTTTGCCGGCATTATCAGGCGGGGCAGGTTATCGGTTTTATGCTGAAAGTGATATTAAAAACGCATTAACACTTAATCAGCTGGACCACCGTTTCACCTTAACTGCGATGATCGTGTTTTCGGGCTCGCCGGCTGATTTGGCGTATTTAGTGGAGATGATGCCGTAATGTTGCACCTCAATAAAATCAAGATAAACGGGAGTAATCTCAAAATTTCAGCCACCTTACCGTTAGCCGGTGAAGATTTAAGCGGCCAATCAAGTTATGCCACACAAGCTGAAACGGGTGATAAACCACATCAACTCAGTGTGCGAATGTTGGTTACGTTTAAAAATTCAGCTGATTTGACTGCGTTGGTCACGCTGGCAAAAGCTAAAAATGAGGCGGGCGAACGGCTGAGTTATGATGTGATCAATGACACCGCCGAGGCAATGGCCATTCGTCAGGTTCGTTTTCAAGGTGATTTGACGGTGAGTGAAGATGAAACAACACAGGCATGGAGCGTGGCATTTAAGCTGATTGAAGTTAAATCAGTGGCAGAAGTCAAAGAATCGCGCCAACAATCACAAGCCGTGACCGACCAAGCGCCTACGGGTGAAACAGTCACGCCGGTCGACACTGCAACGCCTAAAGCCGAAGAATTATCCTCATTTGAAAGCGTGTTGTTGTGGTTTGAAAAGCAAGTTAGCCCGAGCGAGGTGGTTTAACAATGCTATTAAATCGCGCCTTAACGATTAATAACGTCAAACGCCAATTGGTTGATGAACGGATTAAATTAGATCTGTATTCGTCTGGTCGGGCATTGTTTACTGTGGTGGCTGATGATAAACCGCTCGCGGTGAATCAATTGGTCACGTTCGATATGGGTTACAGCACGCAGGCCAATTTACAACGCTGGTTTATTGGTGTGACTGAAAAAGTAGTGGTGATGGGCGATAGACGGGTGAAGGTATTTTGTCGTGAATTATCATCAGCATTAGCACACCCATTGCCGCTTAATTTGCGCCATGTTTCGTTACGTGAGGTGGTGGCTGAAATACACCGCATCACCGGTTTAAACTTTGCTACGCCCGAGGCGGATTATTCAACGCGTAAAGTCGCCAACTTTTTTAATGTCGGCAGTGGTTATCAGGCGATGACGGCTATTGGTCGTTTGTTTGCGATCCCTGATTATATGTGGCAACAGCAAAGCGGGGTGATTTACATCGGTTCGTGGGCTGATTCGCGTTGGTCTGCTATTAATAATATGGCATTACCGGCTAATTTGTTTGATGGTCAAAGCGCTCAAAATAGTGCAAAAGTGGCGGCGATACCGCAATTAAGACCAGGACTACGAATTAATGGCAAACGGATCACGTCGGTCGAGTTTGAGAAAAATCATATGGTGATGGCATGGACATAAGCGCAACAGTTAAACGCATGGTGTTAAACCTGTTTCCTGAGCTATCGGCTGGCTATCACTTACCACGGTTCGCCGAGGTTGTTGCGGTGCGTGAAACGCCCGATCATGGTGATGTGTGTGATGAATTTCGCCCACGCTATGCAGTTGATGTGCAAATATTGGATGAACACGGGGAAGTTGATAAGAACTTTCCCTTATTACAAGACGTGATTTTAGCCGTGCCAGTCGCCGGCCATGAAATGGGCTTTTTTGCGTATCCTGAAAACGGCACATGGGTTGAAATAGCCTTTGCTTATGGTTCACCGAACCGGCCGTTTATTCGTTCAGTATTGCCACATCGTTTAACCTTGCCACGTGTCGAACGCGGCGAACACCGCTGGCAGCATAACCCCGAATCATTTATGCGAATGGATAAAGATGGCAACCATGAACATATTACCGATTTAGACAATCATCAAAAAAGTTTAACCCGACTTATTGAAGCGATGGATGTGGTTGAAGAATTTCATCGATCTGTTAAAAACACTAAAACCAACGACACTGAAATAATCGGTGCGATTAAACGTATTGAGGCATTTGGGGCGGTGGTTGTTCAGGCCGGTGGTGTGTTGGATCTGTCTTCTGTTGATCATCTTCGACTTACCACTAAAGCGAATGCCATTATTCGGGCTATGGGTGATCTATCGATTACGATTAGTGGCCAATCAACTACCAATGTCACCGGTGATATTTCATCAATTACACCAGGCACGCAACATTTCGAAGCGCCGAAAAGCTGGGTGGGATCAAGCGGCGAAAATGCCTTGCGGTTAATGAGTGAAACCGCCGGATTAGTCGTTGATTTAGCAAGTGTACTCGCAAGCCACACCCACCCCAATACCGGCACAATCAGCCAAAGCGGTGCGGTATCGAGTATTGGCGGCCAAGTTGGCGCGATTAAGGTGCGGATTGATGGGATTGCGGAGTGATGAAGGAAATACGCTGCGGCTCTTGTGGCCGTAAATTAGGATCGGGTTCGTTTACCGAATTACATATTAAATGTGGCCGTTGTAAGGCCATGAATATTTTGAGGGTCGAGAACCCCGAATCAGCACACCACGAGTGTCAATCAATGGGTCAACCCCATTGATTGTCCGTCTAGTTGATTGAATCAAGCTACTTCAGTTAACTTAAGATGTTCCTCAATTGTGAGGTTGTCACTAACCATCAGTAACTCGGTACCGATGCGTTTTTTTGCTGCACTGTAGTTCAAATTAAATCGATATTGGCGATAGTTTTTATATAGATTTTGAATTTCAATTGTGTCGTCATACGTTAGTATCCACGGACGGTCTAAATTACTAATCAGACTAGCTAGATCTGCATGGCCTTCAGGATTGTAAAAGTTAGTATAAAGCGTTGAGCCCTTCACATAATAAGGAGGATCTATGCAGTAAAGGCTATTGTCAGGCAATATTTCACTGGTTTGAGTTAGAAAATCAATCGCATCTAGATTGTACAAATGAATTCGATGCTTATATTTTTCTATTCTCCTGATGCGTTCGATAAGCCCTTTTTTATTGAATCTACAGTCCAATTTATAGGCGCCATCTTGCTTTAATCCACCAATAACGCCTGCTTTAAGAATCACTCCTGATCTATTCGTTCTATTCAGAAAAAATGATGAGAATCCTAGTGCGAAGTCATCAAAATCAGTCTTGTTTTCTTGTATTTGCCTTTGATGCCGCCACTCATCCAATGTGATGTCGGTATTATTGATTTTTTCTACAAATCTATCTGTTTCATTAATAATAGAATGCCAGAAGCTCCATATTGATCGGTCTAAATCATTTAGATGAATCTCATGGACAAAACCGCCCATTAATAAAGAAAGTGCCAAACCACATCCACCGGCATAAGGTTCAGCATAATGGCCTCGCTCTAATCCGTTGGTTTTGATGATTTGCGATACCATTGGTAAGATCGATGATTTCCCACCTGGGTAGCGAAGTGGAGATGGTGTTATTGGCATAAAATATCCTTAATTATCAGTTCGATGACAGCTATTTTACCATTCATTAAACATCTTGGCCATAGCCTAAAGACGATTAAGCATATAAAGAATTATGGCTTCAATATTATCCCATTCTCGTTTTAGTTGTTTTGAGTTTGGGTAATGATTTGCATGGGCATTAGCACCTAAATTACCAGGATTTAATTCCATGTTTGTACCGGATGGGAGCCTCCTAAAAAACCCAATGCTTTTTTCTCAGTGAGAGATAAATTTCCCTCATCGGCATCAATAATTTCAATTATTCTAAGCATGACCCGATGCGTTTTTTCTGGAGGCATTTTTGAGTGATGACTTTCGTAAAATAGATCTTAAATATTCTCAAGAAATGCGCGACATAGAAATGATGAGGCCAGGGTATGTTCTTCTGCATTCAAGTTACGCAACTCATCAAACACCCGTTTAAGTATGTTGTTTTTAATTATGACCTTAAATGATGTAGGTAAAACACCTTTTCTATTGTCTGGATTTTGATTATTACGATGTTTTGATGTTGATGTTGATGTACTTCCGCCAGACGGATTTTGATTGGTTTTTTGAAGGGCTGATAATTTTACAGATTTTCCATGCTTGGCAGGTGCATCTCCATCCGTTATTAATTGGCGGGCATAATTTTCTCTGTCGTTTTTATCTGATCTAGAACTCACCACTGATTTCGGATCAATCAGATCTTTAGTAAATCGTTCAACCACTTGTTTAAATTCATCGTAGGTGACATTGAGAGCAACATCAGAGTCTGTAGTGGAGCTGGTGACACCAATAGTTTTTCTAAATAGCGGATTAGATTGATATCGTGTGGCGGTTGTTAGAAGCCCTTCACCTTTCTCGGCTGGTATAAACTTTTCTTGTATGGCAGTATCAATAAGTGCTTGTGCTAATGCGTTAATGTCATTTTTCGAACGGCTGATATTGTGCCGTGTTTTTTGGGCAGCATCCCATTGGCGAGTGCCTACACCATCTTGGGCTCCTTCATGGCGTCGTTCTATCCAAATATCTGCTGATTCTCTGTCATTAAACTCAACACAGGGTGCATTGGTTGGAAAGTTTTGCTTATCTTTAATCAGGTTTTTGAAGTAGGTTCTTTCACCCTCTGGGGCTCTATCTGGATCATTTAGTAGCATCAACGCACAGAGTCGCCTATTGCCTTCAAGGACAAGATGGTTCCCCGTTTTATCTTTAATGACAGCGAATTGCTCGATCGGGCTAAGCCCATGCTCGGCAATATCCCTCGCTAAGTGTTTTACTTGTTCATTTTTAAGTAAATGCTTAATGATTTCAGCTTGATCATTAATGGGTTCATGGCGAGGATTTTGACTATCTAGATATAGGTCAAGTACGTTTAAATTTATTTGGGTTGCCATTGTTATTCCTTAAACTATTTTGATTGAATTGTCATATCGCGAGAATCGATGAGTTCTTTAAAATAATCTGCATCTTGTTTAACCATATCTCGTGCTGACTGTAGATAGGCTTGATCGTTTTCTCGTATTGCCTTCATTACCTCAAGACTAACTAACGCCAAGCCACCTGTTGTAGCTGAGAAGAGTGGAATTGCACCATTGTTAAATAGATATAGTCTGTTTTTTTCAAGAATGGCGTCGAAATAAGTTCTTTTTTTATCGTGCTCAGGTACCCATTCATTATTTCGCCATAGAATAAAAACACTTCTATCTTGGTCTTCATATTGTTTGTAATGCTGGAATAGGGTTTTAATGTTGGCAAGGTAATAATTGCTCATTTCATTAATAAGTTCATTAAAGTTGTTGTCGTCGATGGTGCGGGCGGTGCTCGGCTCTGATTTGATTTCAGGCGTAATAGCTGAACTAGGTTCGCTGGTAACAATCGGTGAAGCGGTTAGCCACGTCCCTGTAGATTGATTGTAAGTGAGGCTGTAGCTTACATTTTTTCTATTAAATTTATGGTCGCCTCCGCCGTCTAAGAAACCTAAATCCTTAGCGATGCTGGCTCTTGAAGTTTGATTCATGTTGGGATCTTCTATTGCCATGATAATGGCCGTCGAAGCTAAAATTATATTTAATCCCGATTCGCTAGTCCCATCACCAGTGCCTATAAAGGTTAAAGATGTCACTTTTCTATTTTTATTGGCCGAGATGACCAAGCCTAAATTTTTATTTGTGGAAGAAACTTGTGCAGAAATGAAGGTTGCATTATTTTCTTTTTTTATTTTAAAAATTAATGGCATACCAAGGTTAGCGATGGATTGGTTATATCTATCAATAAAAACATCAATAGTCAGTGGCAGTTCTGCTTGTTGAGTCTGTTGTACAACATTTTTTGTGTTTTCAACGGCCATTGACTGTTCTGTTTTTGTTTCTTTCTCATCATCGCCCATCATAAAAAATGAAATTATTACAGCGAAGACAATAATGCCTAAACAGCCTTTAGCAACATCACTGCCTTTTACACCTGGGTCTTTAACGCCACAGTTTGGGCATGTTTTGGCTGATTTATCTATTTGATGTTGGCATGATTTGCAGGGTATAAGGTTGGCCACGTTGATTCGTCCTTGATTATTGTTTGGGTTGATTATGGCCTTAAATGTTTTGATTGTCATCATATGAAAACATTTTGTTGACAAATAAAAGGTCTAGGGCTAATCTGTAGTTGTGTTGGCAAAATCCAACATCAGAGTTTAGAAGCTCTGGATATCTAGGTCGTTCAACCGGCCGCGTCATGCGGTTTTTTTGTGCCATACTATTATGGTGGTTGTGCGTGAGGGAGCTTCGGCTCGCCGGTCCTAGATCTGGTCTTCTAACCTTGCGTACAATCATCACCCATGTTTAGAAGCGTTGGTGATGGTTTAACTTTATCTAGGAGTTTAACCATGAACAAACAACTCGATCACTCAAAATTCACCGATAACGCCTTACGAAAAATAGGCATCCTCCCAGCATTATCACCCCGAAAAATAGGCGTTGGCTATGTGGTGGCCATAAGCACGGTTAATGCCGATAAACCGTTATATGTATGTGGCGAGAATGGCGTTATTTTTGCCCTGGGCGGTTTAACTGATATTCAAAAGAATCAAATCCCACACCTATTGCCAGAACTTATCGGTATTAAAGTATTTTTTCTCTATGACACCATGAATGAATTAGGTCAGATAACGGA